GGCAAGTCCATGATTGCTTGGAATACCTTAACAGGCCACATCCAAGGACGATTCAATGCACCGCTGACTCCGGGATGAAATACAAAGTTACCACTGTGAGTGCTAGGTTCACCAAAGTAAATCTTTAAGTCATTCTTATCAGTCTTACATGTGAACTTATCTTCTTCACTGTTAGCACTTGCTTGCTTCTTAAAACGCTGAATACCTGCAACAGTAGGCTCAAACTCAACGTCCCACTTAGCACCCTTAAACTTAACGTCTTTTACCTTTTCTTCGATAATTGACTTACTCATCAATCGATAGTCATTAACAAAGTCACCGACTTTAGTTTCAAAGTGTACAGCAGTAGGAACATCATCCTTATTGCGTGTAACATTAATTACTGCATTATCATCATAATCATCAAAGCCTAAAATAGTTTTGAGTTTACCTAAGTTAGGCATACCAAACGTGCCGATGAAATCTGGCATAGGGGTTTTAGTAGTACCCATAACTACAACACTCTTATCTTCACTGACTGCGATAATCTGTGTTTCTTTGTCAGTGCCGTTGACTCTGATTAAGTCAATAACTCCTAGACCATGTGTATGTTGAATCAAATCCTGTAAATTGTCTTTCATATGTGTTCCTTTGTGTTTAATATTTAGGTGAGAATATTGTGTATAATAATGGATTTTATTACGCTTGTCAATATCTAATTTAACCAAATGAGAATAAATCATCAAACGTACTATTCGTATCAGTATTGCTACGCAAATCCCAACCTAATACACCTAATAAGTTTTCAATCTTCTCGTCAACTAATGTGCGTTCCATTTCACTATCGTCAAATGGTAAGTCACAAAACCATTTAGGCAAGCGTAGTTCATCAGTTGGATATGCAATACTAGTGAAACCCAAAGCATTTGATTTGAGTTTACAAACAATGACTTTCATACCATCAACCATTTTCATACTGTAATTGTCACCATTCACTCTACGTAAGTAGTTCCAATTCAATGCCGCACGTACATGCCCCGGCATGTTCGCTTTACCTGTTTTACTGTTCTTTTCTAGTTCTTCGTAATAGGTTAACTTGTTTGCAGATTTAGGACTGCCCTTAGTCCAACTGTCTTGTTTACCAAGTTCTACTTTAAATTCTTTAATTTTTTCAATAACATCATCACGTGTTTTACCTGCAAGAACCATTGACAATACTTCCATCAAAAACTCTTGCACATACTTGGGCGTGTCAGCACGTTTCAAATCAAGACCCATAGCCTTGATATCACCCATTTTACCATTCACATCTTTGCGCTTGCCTTCTTTGTCATAGATGTTAATAGCATAGCGTTTCTTTGTAATGAATAGACTACGATCACCTACAAGTTCACGACCTGCTTTGATAATCTCACCATTCTTTCTAGGAGCATGAAATGCTCGTTCCATAAACGCAGGGAAACTTTCGTTTGCTTGTTCAGCAATAGCGTCATAAAGTTGCACACATGCATCTTTATTCCATTCTAGTTGTCCTTTTTCTATTTGTTCTTTTAGTATAGGATACGCACTAAAGTAACATGAGTCTGTATCACCATATACAATAGTAGGACCTTCGTGATTGTACTCGCCAGCGACTACTTCATTGATAGTACTCATCATGTGTCGCACAATCTGTCGGCCCGACAGTGTTACTGACTGACCGATACGCTTATCATAGAATCGGCAATGCTCGTTCAATAGTGCGCCATATGCAGAGTTAAGCAAAATCTTGCGAACCAACTGACGCTTATCATAGTACTCATACATATCAGTACCATATGCTTCCTTAGCCTGCTTTTGAATTGATTTACGTTCTGTATACCAACGTGTAAGCAGACCAGGAATCACACCTTCTTGGTCATATCTAAAGATAGTACCATTAGCACTTAGGATATAAGGCTTATGACTGTCAAAGATTAACTTCCATACTTCGGCAGCACTCATTTCTACACTGCGACCATCTTCATAGTCAACTGTAAGCATTGTGCCACGTTCTTGGTTCATGATTGCTGTGTATTCTAAACTACCAAACAATCCTTCCCACAGTACACTACCAGTTACTTCGTCATCATCTTTGCTTCGCTTCTTTTCACTAGCCAACCGTCTCCCTTTGTCATGCATGTATTGGTTGGTGAGTGACTGTCTGACTTGAGCAACGATTGTTTCGGGAGCCATGTTGAGGGCTCTAATAGCACTGGGGTAGAGCGAGTTGATATCCACTGCCCCGACCCATTCGTGGATGCCCCTTTTGGGCGTAGCAACATAGGCACCTGCCGCTTGTTGTTCATCACTATTCATTTCCTTTCGTTTTTTGTCTGGAACTACCAGACCTCTTTCATGAGCCTCGTTCATGATTGCCATTTCAATCATTGCAACAGACCCCATGACTGTGGGCAACAGCACTGTATTTTCATGTGCTAGTGCGTTTGCCAAATCTAAGAATTTTAATTTGTTATGAATCTTAACAAGCAACATTGTATCTTGTCGATTGTATTCAATAAAACGTTTGAAGTCTTTATTGTACAATTGATCAAGTGTGCCTTCATATTGTGTTTTGTTTTCTCCGACTTCCATTTCACCAATGAAGTCAAGTTTATAACTATGGCGACTCTCATAGTTGTACTTCTTATACAACTGCAAATAGTCCATATGAACACGACCAACTAAGTCATATGTTGTTTCTTCTTTGCCGAAACGTTCATATACTCTTGCCTTAGGCATTTGACCAAGTAAACAAAACTTGCGTGTATCATCTTTACTCATAATGCGAGTAACACGATTTACCATATAGGGTATGTCATACCCTTCTGAGTTCCAACCAGTAAGTATGTCTGCATCTTCAATCAATTGAAAGAAGGTTTCAAACATTTCGATTTCACTACGGAACAGTATGCAATTTTCAAACTGACTACAAATCTCTTGCGCAGTTTCATCACTCATATGTTTGGGAGGGATGACAAGCGTGATGAGTTGATCAAGCCAATCCAAGTACATTGAAATAGCCGTAACCGGATTGAACGGATCCGACGTTGGGCTAAAGCCTTTATCCGGATCAAAGTCCACCTCAATGTCAAAGAAACATGTGTGGAGTTTTGGAGGCTCTACCTTTAAATAGTTTTCACTAAGGCATCTGAATACCACATTGATATCAGATTCAAACAGTTTCTTATTCGCATGAATTCGTTTCTCTTTTTCGAACTCACCACGCTTGCGTGTACTAAAACGACTTACAGTATCACCATACAAACTACGATACTTGCCTTTAGGATCGCTATAGTAAAGAGTATAGTTGCAGGGATATTCTTTGTATGTGCGTTTGCCTTCAGGTGTTCGTTCTACAACGAAAATCCTATCACTATCTCTATCATGTATAGCATCAATATACGACATTAAATACCTTATTGTAAATTTGTTCTGCCATGTCTTTATGTGACTCAATGCCTGGATGAACTTTATCCAATGCTTTGTCTAAATAATTCCACGATATATCTTGTATTATATCAGGAACATCAATTTTGTAAAGTGTGTTTGGATGATTGAACCTATCTTCTAAAGCCAGTATTGATACGTGTTTCATGTTTTTTTCTTTAAAATACAGACTAGCATGTTGTATGATTAACCAATTTCGTCTGGCTATATCTGTTCTATATTTGTCCGATAAAATTACAAAATTTCTATAAGAACTATGATCCTGCAAAATCCTAAGACCTTTTGATGGTTCTAAAAACTTATAGAATTCTAACCTATCAAAATAACTCCACATTGTTATTACAGTATCATCGGGTTCAAATTTAAAATCAAGAACATTTGAAAATATTTCTGTTTGCCCTGCTCCCGGATTTCCCTTGTTAACTACTTCTAAATTTAACTTAGATCCTAGTACACCGGGCCACGCTAAATTACTAGCGTTATATATTTCTCTATAGGGCCAGGTATCAGACAGAGCATACCCAAATGTTAGTGAACAACCAAATGTAACTAATCGGCCCATGTTAGTTATTAAGAATTCTTACTAAACCAACTGTATCAATTGCAGTTAACAACAGATAATTGGCCAGCATACCAAACGACCTGCGATTCCAAGCAGCCCATGCATACATTGAGCATCCTGCAATCCATAAAGGATAAAGAGCCAAAAACGGCACGTTAGGTACCGTCATGGCTACTACAAATGAACAACCTATGCTGATTGCCCAAGCGAGGACTTCTATGGCAAATCTTATTCGATTAGATTGCCAATCGTCTCTTATCCACTGAAAAATACCAACTACTAAATCGTTCACAGAGTTTTGCCAACTGCCTCGAGGACGTTGTTAAGTTCTTCGTGTTCTTTGTTAGTCTGTCCAAGACTTGCTTTATGTGCAATACGAATTGCTTTCTTTAAAACGCTTGGCTTGACTTCAAGTTCTTCAGCAACAGCCTTGATCGTATCGGTAAGACCACCCTGTAGCGTTTCAATTTCATGCATTACTGCCATACCTTCATTGACTAATTGCGTCAACTTAATTTTTGCATCACCTGTAAATGTACGTGCGTCACTCATAATTTTCTCCTGTGTTATTATATAGCGATTACTCTTGTTTCTCAACTAATTTTTTCACCATGGTATGTAAGCCGGGATTGACTTGCAACGCCATTGGCAATAGATTATGTCGAATAAGATTGCGGGTATACTTTGTATCTGTGTTACTAGTATCTTCACACCATGATACACCCTTACGCTTGCACCAGTCAACTAATTCGGACTTCCTCGTTGTGAGGAACGGGCGCAAGACATTATTACGAAAACGGGGAATTAGTTTGGGAGTGCCATGCATACATGCCCAGAGATAAGTTTCTACTACGTCATCTAAATGATGCCCAGTTACTACATTACCTAATGGTTCTAAAAACTTATATCGCTCGTTTCGCCAAAATTCTTCTGGGCTTAAGTCATCGGGCTTTTGACTGGTAAGCATTCCTACGAATAAAGGTAGATTTCTATTAGTGCAGAATTTGGTAACAAATTCAAATGCACGTTCGCTATTCTCCGTGCCATGATGGAAGAATGCACATGTAACTTTGTGCTTTCTACTTAGAAAGTCTGTGATAGCAACACTATCTACACCACCGCTAAGTGCAATGGTAATTTCTTTAGGCAAAGGAAAGAGTAACTTGAGCATTTGAGTATTATATAATCAAACAGATAAAAAAGCAAATGAATTGGTTAACAATGACGTATGTATGTCCAGTCAAACTGAGTTCTAGGATCGACTTCTTTTGGTAATATAGATTCAATTTGGGTAATATCTTCTTTAACCATTTCATTAAATCTATTGAAATTGTGTTCCAAATCTAGTTGAATATCATTAATATATTTGGAATAATTGTCTTTAAAATATTGGATACAACTTATGACGGCCCTTAACCTTTCATAATCATCTACTATTGAATCATAGTCAATAGGCAAGTATTCTCTAAATGTTTTAAAACCCAACTCGTCTAAACTTTTTAACGTATTAATACACCCTAAAATTATAAAAGGATGTTTATTGAGTATTGGTCTAAATGTTTTTTCTGTCAATGTGGCTGAATAAAAGGCTGTTTCAGACACAATACTGAATGAAGTGTTTGAATATATTTTAGGATCGTATGGCCAAGGTGATGATACAATAAAATCTAGGTTTTTAGTAAAAGAACTTCTATGAGGATCCATTGGATCTATATCTAAACTTTTATGGCAGTGACTAATAAAATTTTCAAATTCATCTTCTGTTAAATGATGTAACAGTTCTTGTCTAATGACTTGTTTACTTCTAGGAGATACAATATAAGACCAGTCTATGTATGATAACATAGAATTTTTATATAACTCATACATCAGTACGGTTCTAGAAAATCTTTCAATCTTGCCAGGAATATACAATCCTCTGCCAGAATTGTAATTCCATTGATCACTAATCTTATTTTTATTTTTTCCGTAATATTGATGATAGTATGTCATCAGTTGAACACCGGAAAATGCTACATTATTGCAAGGAAATTTATAATTTTTATTTCTTACATTGGTAACTATGCAATAACTTATATTATGAGTTTTGAATTCTTTATCTACTAAAGCCCAATGCTGATCATCACTTTCAGTATATTTGGAATCTTCACTTATATCATCAAGAACCACACAAATATTTTTATTAGGCTTTGCTTCAAAAATAATTTGCCTTAGGTCTTTTCGTAGTTGTTGTATATCTAACCTATAATAGTTAAACTGTTTTCTTATGGTATAAACCATTATTGAAATATATGTCTGTTCTTTTCACCGTAAATTTTTATATATTTACCAGCAAGCATATCAGCCATTGCTTCAATGGGGCTGCCAGGATAACTATCTCCGGGTTTTATCATACCTAATTCACTCTGTCTAACGTGAACTAATTCATGGAACACTGTTCTAAGTATGTCTACTAGATTTCTATTAGCAGAATATACCCAAACACTATCACTACCCTCTGTATGTGATCCTGTATGATGCCCTTGTTGTGCTTCTTGGGTATCCATACTTAATTCAATTTTTGGTATTTTTTGTAGGTTTAATTTCTTTGCTGCCCATTTAACGAAATTGTCAACTTCA